CATCTGCATGAATTCGTTAAACGCCAAGAGACGAGCTTGAGCACTACCAAATCCAACAGCTTTCAACGGTGTAACGTCGTATACCTCTTTGAGAGCTTCCGGTGGAACTCCCCGCTCCTTCAAGCGTTTGTGGAAGGCTAGAGCCACAGCAGCTCCGGGCTCGTCCTGTGTCCAATTCTCCCTAGAGAGACGACGGAACTGTTCCTTGAGAAGTTTGCCCCATGGGACGTAGTAATAATTCTGAGCTTGAGTAGAGAGGACTGCTTCTTTCTCTAACTGAGCATTAACTTCGGTGGCTGTCCTGTCTCCGCTACCTGAATCGACTGACTGAGGAGCATAGCTCCCTGTGTTGTTCCGACGAACCATCGTAAGCTCTTGAGCAATCGGAAGAGCGTTATTGGCGAGATTGGGTTCGGTACGATCAACAATGTTTAAGTTCGGGGGGATGATTGCCATCGGTCCGTTGTAAGCAACAGTCAAATTCGCCAAGTCATCCATCGTCTGAGGCTGGATCATCAAAGAAGTCGACAACAGAGTCGAATCAATGATTGCGTTACGGAGACGATTCGTTACTTGGATATGCGGGTAAATCTTATACCCCAAACCACGGATGGAATGAAGCGTTCCGTTCGTGCCAATTCCGTAGGTAAATAATACCAAGGCTTCGTTGATCGTGCTGAAACGGCTGTCTTTCCGGTAAAGAAAGTTCAGATTAGAACCGTCGCGAAGTCCAATGGCGTGTGTGATCGTACCGTCAAACTCTTGGATATAGTAATGGACGGTCTGGATCTCAGCAGAACGAGCATACGAAAGAGAAAGGTCATTATCCTTCAGCATGACTTGGATTTCTTCCCAATCCAAACGAACCCCGGCGGTATCCACGGGGACAGCGTTAATAATAGCCCTACGAGTTTCGTCCACATCCCAACCAACTTGTTTAGCAACCTTCGGGTCTTTGATGTACTGGTAAAGTTCGTGAGCGTAGTAGGAACGACGGGCGCAACAGAATTCAAATCGGCTATCGGAAGCAGCTACGCCCCGAGGAACAAAAAAATCTTTTAGCCCCGCAACCTTCCAACGCCAATCGGTATCGTCCTCAAAGAAAGCAAACCCAACGCCATAGGCCACAAACTCGTGGGATAGTCTCTGTTGGTTATAGAAGAACTCGTCCCAGTCTTTGCGGAGAACACGGTCAAACTCTTCGCTAATAATACTGCCGTAAATTCCACGTTGGTTGTCATCACCATACTTTGTCTTAATCTCCGCAATCTGAGGTACACCATTGACCAAATCTGAATAAGCCGAAAGGGCATATTCCAAGTCGGCTTGAGCCTCTAAAAAGTTTAAATTCGAACGATAAGACTGACCGAGATTCCTGAGCGTTTCGGAGTTGTAAGGAGCTTCGCCGTCGAGCATCGCTTGTACTTTGACCCGTTGCGAGGACGCAAGAAGATCCGCGTCAAGAAGACGACGATAAATTCCATAAGCTGCTTTTGCATCTTTAAGCCTTGATTTTGGTGCCTTACCTAACTCAGAAATTGTCTCAAGATTTTGGTCCACGTTGAACTCCTAGATACTCAATTAGATGGGAACGGTCAAGAATATAAGGAACTAGCGTTTTTGGCAAAAGACAGAAAGTCTTTGTATTTACCCCCACCTGCCACGGTAGTCCCAGCTATGGCGTTGACCCTTTGGCGGCATACGTCTAGCATCAGAAAGGCGGCATCGGCTATATCAGGCGACCTACCAAACCTAGACTTCATGTCCCGCTTGGACTCCACATATATCTTCCCCCGCTCTGCCGTGCGGTACTGCCTAGCAACCAGCTCCTTGGCTAAATCAATCGTAACTCCTCTCATCTGTCCAGCTCGCAAGAACTCCCTACCCACATACCAAAGCTCGGATACCCTGTTCCCATAGGACTCGTCAGCTTTTATCCGAGAGCTACGACTGACTGGCATACCGCTGGGTCTTTCAGAAAACTTAACCCTAAGAAGCGACGGGCTCCATATGGTGGCTATAATATCGCAAAGAGGATCTCCCGCACCCGTAGCGTCGACGGCTAGGTATCGGGGTAGAACCCCATACTTCTCGCACTCTTGCTTTAACAACTGAGCAATCTGATAGTTACGTGGGTTATCTTTCAGCGAGGAGTTTTCTTGAAGTTCCACGTACTTGTCAAAGTGAACTGTCATCCCGGCGTCGGTCTCCCCGTACTTACCTAAGAACAAGACGGATCTATCCCCGCCACTTGTAAATCCAGGATCAAATCCAGCCACAGGGATTGGCTGTTTGGCTCCAACCCACATAGCTGGCTTGTGAGCTTCGAACTTACGGAGATCAGCCTCGCTGTAGATATTCTCTTCCGAACCCGCTGGGGCTGGGAAGGAACGGATAAACCGCCAGTAGGAAAGAGAGTTCTCGCCCAACCGTTTCCTATCCTCATCGAGTTTCTTCGAAGTAAGTAAGAACGGCCATTTGTCGTCGTGATCTAGGTTTGGGGTCTTCTCCCCATCCAAGTGCAGGCAGAATCCGTCTTTGGTTTCCCAGCCGCCCTCGTCTACCGTTATCGACTGCCACCCCTCTTTAGGGGTAACGAACTGACCGAAGGGGTCATATGCTGAGTTAAAGTTACCGCAGGCCACGCATTGAAAGAATGGGTTAGCTGAAAGATTGGCCGTGGCCTCAAAGATGGCGGGAGATACGTCCGTGGCCTCGTCGATCAACAGGAACACTCGTTTGTTTTTTAGACCGAGCAACTTCTCGGAAGCTTCCTTTTCTTTGTCCTTGGCAGACGGAACAAGCGTGATACTGGATCGATCGCTACTGCCTTCTTCCAACACAAGCTTACCCATCGAGTCGACCAACTTACCAGGCATGACCTTTGCCTGCATGTGACGCTCACGGACTCGACCCCACATACGCTTACGAGCTTCACGAACTGACGTGGTGGTGACCAAGACCAACGTATCGAATGGAGCAGAGTACCAGTTTACTAATCCCCACAAACCAACCACTTCAGTCTTCGCTGATGACTTAGGCCCGGAGATGCCGAGATAGTTCCACTTACAGAGTTCTATGAGTTGTTCATCTGCCCACGGATTGCGTTGAAATCCTTGCGGGTTCTTCTTTGGGTGATACGGCCACAACATTTCAACCACATTCCAGAAATGCTGTTCTTTACCAAGACCCCCTCGCTCGGGAGTCAAACCTTCTCGAAAAGCCAACAACTCAATAGTAAGTGCTGTAGCCCCTTCGGGCCACATTTGGCCATACTGCTCAATTTGGGACATCGCCTGATGGTAACAGATTCCCCTTGGCAATCCACTCTTTTTATAAGAGATGCTTTGAATGGTAGCTATTGACCCAGGAGCCAGCGGAGGTATCGCATCTATAACTGTTAACGGTATGGTTGATGCTATCAAGATGCCTGAGACTGAAGGGGATGTGTTAGCAAAATTAAAGAATTTGCGGACTTATCACGATGTTATTGTCATCGAGCAAGTCGGTGGATATGTGGGCGGAGCAGGCAGTCCTGGCTCGGCAATGTTTAACTTTGGTCGTGGGTTCGGATTTATCTTAGGAGTGGCAATGACTCTGGGGTACAGAATTGAGATGGTTCGTCCGCAAGCGTGGCAGAAGGCGTTGAGCCTAGGAAACAGTAAGGGGATGGCGAGCAAGACGGAGTGGAAGAATAAACTGAAAGCCGAAGCCCAAAGAAGATTTCCAAATTTAAGCGTGACATTATCCACGGCGGATGCACTATTGATACTCGAATATGGCAGACATCACATTGTTCGAGTGGCAGAAACCGGGAGCGGAAGCGCTATTACAAAGCCTTCAGAAAAATAACGTAGCTCTCGATGCCAGCGATACTGGCACGGGTAAGACGGCTAAAGCGGTTTGGTTAGCTCAACAATTAAAAGCGGACGTTATCGTCATCTGTCCGAAAGCAGTTATCCCATCTTGGAAAGAATGGTTAGACCGAGGGGGTATAACGCATGACGTTATAAACTATGAAAAGCTAAAGACCGGAAAGACAAAGCTTGGAAAATGGAATGATGCGAAGAGTTGGGAGTGGACTTTCAGGGGAGCAAAACTTTTAATTTTTGACGAGGTTCACCGTTGCAAGGGAGCCACAAGTGTTAACGCCAAGATACTTACAGGGTCAAAAAAGTACCCAGTACTTATGTTGTCCGCTACTGCCGCAGAGAATCCGCTGGACATGCGAGCGACAGGCTTCATGTTAGGTCTCCATGAATACCACGACTTCTACCGGTGGAATTACAAAATGGGTTGTCGACCTGCCCCATGGGGCCGTGGTCTGGCTTTCATGGGCGGAAAGAAAATGCTACAAGAAATTCACAGATCTATTTTTCCCGAGAAAGGACACCGCATCCGAATCGCCGACCTCGGGGACGCTTTCCCAAGCAACTCCGTGTTCGCAGAGTGCTACGACATGGGTGACGTTGACATCATATATGAAAAAATGCGGACGCAAATCTCGGAACTCAAAGCGAAAAGGTCGAGCGACAACCCGCTCACGATCAAGCTCAGGGCGAGGCAAGAAGCGGAGTTAATGCGTGTACCCGTCTTTGTTGAACTTACTGAACAGGCTTTGGCGGAGGGCAACGCAGTTGTTGCGTTCTTTAACTTCAGGCAATCACTCGAAGCCTACCAAGAACTTGTCTCGGCGGAATCAGCAGAAATCATTGGCGATCAGAAGGATGAAGACCGTGTACAGAATATCGCGGACTTCCAAGCAAACAAAGTAAAAATATGTGCTTGCATGATTCAAGCAGGTGGTGTTGGATTGTCGCTCCATGACCTGCAAGGAGTACCAAGAATCAGTCTTATCGCGCCAACGTACTCGGCGATCGATACCAAACAGGCTCTCGGAAGAATTCATCGTGCAGGAGCTTTGTCTGCCAGTCGGCAATACTTGCTTTTCGCAAACGGAACCGTTGAAACACAAATCGCTAGGAGCCTCCGTCGAAAACTCCACAACATTGAAACACTATCGGACGGGGACACATTAGGAGCAATACTATGAGCCACCATAAATACGGACCAAGTTCACTCAAATGGCGTGAGATATGCCCCGGATGGGACAACGAGCCACAACCGTCAGAAGGCGGATCTATCGCCGCTCTAGAGGGGACGATGATGCACAAAGCCCTAGAGACTGGAAACTACGAAGGCTTGGATGAGTGGCAAAAAAAGAATGTGCTGATGGTGGCAGATATTTTTCAAGAGATGAAAAACGAATTAGGTCATGTGATTATGGATCTTCAAGAAATCCAATTGCAGATTGCGGATGGAAAAACATTCGGGACCGCTGATATTGTTTTGATTGGCAGGGGCAAAGCGAAGATCGGTGACGCTAAGTTCGGATGGCATGCCGTAGATGATGCGGAAGAAAATATCCAAGGCTGGGCTTACGCGGTGGGTGTATTCGAGAAGTGGGAAGAGGTCGACGAAGTAGAGGTGGTCTTTGCACAACCCCGCATCAACATGATCAGTAGGCATACTTTTAGTCGTGACAAAGATTACAATCGGCTTAGACTACGAGTAGAAACAATTATTGCTCGGGCTCAGCAACCGCAACCGGAGTTGAACCCGACAGAGAAAGGATGTCTCTACTGTGGAAACAAAGGCACATGCAAAGCACTACATTCAAAAGCCCTCGTCATCAGCAAAGGATACGACATGCTCCGAGACGCAGAGTTGCCGGTACTCGCAGACCCGCTTACTCTTGCGACTCCTGACCAGAGATCGCAGGCTGAATCCATCCGTCGCGTCATGGAGAGGTGGTGCGACAGCGTCAAGAAATCAAATATGGACTTCCGTATGTCGGGTGGTGACATCCCAGGCTATGAACTCAAAACTCGTGCGGGGAAAAAAGAAATTGTTGACGCCACGCAAACGTACGACATCATCAAAGACAAATTAACAGCAGAACAATTTTCAGCATGTGCCACAATATCGTGGAGCAAGCTCGAAAAGGCTTACGCGGAATCTTTTCCGCGTGGCCAGAAACAACAAGCAAAACAAGCCTTGGAGGATAAACTCAACGAAGCCAATCTATTGAAAGGCGGAGGAGAGGTTACCTACTTGGCAAAAACAAAAGAAACAAACTCAACAAAATATGAAGACATCATTTGCTCCTGCAAAAGGAACTAAAGCAACCGCAACCCCAGCAGTCGACGAATCGAAAGAGGAAGGCG